AGTTAATGTTATAGACGCAAATGGAGATAAAGAATCCATTAGTGTTAAAGAAGGTATAACATTAATGGAGGCCTTACGTTATCAAGGCAAAAAAGCATATGTATCCGCAGACTGTGGAGCTTGCTGTGCGTGTGGTACGTGTCACGTTTATTTAAATAAAGATTGGTTTGACAAATTAGATAAAATGATGTATAATAGTGCTGAATATAATTTATTAGAATATCAATCTAATTTTATTGAAGATAGTAGTAGATTAAGTTGTCAAGTAGTTTTAAAAAAAGAATATGATGGAATTGAAGTGATAATACCAAATGAGTAATTTTTATACAAACGTAGTTGAACATAGAGGTAAGTTACTCATTAGAGGTGTCGCAAGTGGTCAATCATATTTAAGTCGTATCAATTATCAACCTACACTTTTTCTTCCTACAAAAGAACAATCACAATTTAAAACGTTAGATGGTATTAATCTACAACAAAAAAGATTTGATAGTATTTCAAAAGCAAAAGAATTTGTAAACAATTATAAGTCAATACCTGAATATAAAATCTATGGTATGACAAGATATAACTATCAATATATTTCAAGTGAATATAAAGATGAAGTTAAGTGGGATAAAAGTCAAATTAAAATTTTTACTTTAGATTTAGAGTGCGAATGTGAACACGGTTTTCCTGATGCCGACACGGCCAAAGAAGCGATTATTTGTTTAACAGTTAAAAATCACAGTAACAAACAAATCATTACTTGGGGCACAAAAGATTTCATTACAAAAAAATCAAATGTAACTTATATTAAATGTGAAAATGAAAAACATTTATTATTAGAGTTCTTAAAGTTCTGGTGTAAAAATCATCCTGATATTATTACAGGTTGGAATGTTCGTTTCTTTGACATACCTTATCTAATGAATAGAATGAGATTTATGTTTGATAATGATACCATTAATAAAATGTCGCCTTGGAATTATGTGAACGCTGATCGTGTTCAAATGGGACAAAAAAATCAGCAGTTCTGGAATATTTTAGGCGTTTCTGTTTTAGATTATTTTGAATTGTATAGAAAGTTTACTTATGTTAGACAAGAAAGTTACAAACTTAATTATATTGCCAAAGTAGAATTGGGTGAAGAAAAAATTGACAACCCTTATGATACGTTTAAAGATTTTTATACAAACGATTATCAAAAGTTTGTTGAATATAATATCCAAGACGTTGAGTTAGTTGATAGACTTGAAGATAAAATGCGATTGATTGAATTGTGTTTAACAATGGCCTATGACTTTAAAGTTAATTACAATGATGTCTATTCACAAGTTCGTTGTTGGGATACTTTAATCTTTAATCATCTTAAAAAGAAAAAGATTGTTATTCCGCCAAGAGAAGAAAACGAAAAAGATTCACAATACGAAGGTGCGTATGTAAAAGATCCTCATTTAGGATTACATAAATGGATTGTATCGTTTGACTTAAACTCACTTTATCCGCATTTGATTATGCAATATAATATTTCACCTGAAACTTTTGCAGGTGTAGAACCTAAAGCAACTGGTGTAGAAAACTTTTTAGAAGAACGATTAAATCTTAAATGGGCAAAAGAACGTGATGTGTCTGTTGCACCTAATGGCGCATTATTTAAAAGAGATAAACAAGGTTTTCTTCCTGAGTTAATGGAAAAGATGTACAATGATAGAGTGATTTATAAAAAGAAAATGATTGAGGCAAAAAAACAATTTCAAAAAACTAAAGACCCAATCTATCAAAATGAAATTGCAAGATGTAATAATATTCAAATGGCAAAAAAGATTTCTTTAAATAGTGCCTACGGTGCAATTGGTAATCAATACTTTAGATACTTTGATGTAAGACAGGCAGAAGCAATTACTTTAGGCGGTCAACTTGCAATTCGTTGGATTGAAAAAGATGTCAATGCCTTTATGAATAAAATTTTAAATACACAAAACGTAAATTATATTGTTGCGTCTGATACTGATTCCATTTATCTTAAATTAGAAAATCTTGTAGATAAAGTTTGTAAAGATAAAACGACACAACAAATTGTAGATTTCATTGACAAGGCGGCTGAAGATAAAATACAAAAAGTTATTGATAAAAGTTTTGATAATCTAGCACAATATACTAACGCATTTGAACAAAAGATGTATATGAAACGAGAGGCAATCGCAAATAAAGGAATATGGATTGCAAAGAAAAGATATATTCTGAATATGTTTGATGAAGAAGGTATACGATATGAATATCCTAAACTAAAAGTTATGGGTGTAGAAGCTGTGAAGTCATCAACACCTGAAGTTTGTAGAGGTAAAATTAAAGACGCAATACGTGTGATAATGAATCAAAATGAAGAAGACTTAATTAAGTTTGTTAGTGATTTTAAAACACAATTTAATAATTTAAGACCTGAAGATATTGCTTTTCCTAGATCGTGTAATAATCTTAACAAGTATATTGATAGTTCTAATATCTATATTAAAGGCACACCTATTCACGTTAAAGGTTCTTTAATTTACAATTATCATATTAGAAAACTAAAACTACAACAAAAATATCCTATTATTAAAGATGGTGATAAGATTAAGTTTTTAATGATGAAGATACCTAATCCTATCAAAGATACGGTTGTGTCTTTTTCAACTTTTCTTCCTAGTGAATTAAAGTTAAAACCATATGTTGACTATGACTTACAATTTGAAAAAACATTTACTGATCCATTAAAGTTTATATTAGACGCAATTGGTTGGAAATTAGAACGAGAAGCAACGTTAGAAGACTTTTTTGCATAGCAGATATGAGGAGATATGACACTATTAATTCAATTAATGTTTCTATATAGTACATTGTTTTTTTCTTTTCAATTTGGTAAGTTATTAGCACTTACTAATTTAAGATTATGGCAATTGTGTCTATTTCTATTGGTGATTAAATTTGCAATTTATAGTTATGGACATTGATATAACAAAAAAATATAAGGTAATTTATGCAGATCCTCCGTGGTATTTTAAATCATATTCAAAAAAAGGAGAGGGACGCAACGCCACTAAGCACTATGAGTGCGCTGGTGTTGATTGGATCACTTCTCTACCTATTAAATCTATTGCTGACGAACATTCCACCCTTATAATGTGGGTAACTGATCCTTTCTTACAAGAGGCATTTAAAGTAATAGAGGGTTGGTGATTTAAATATAAAACAGTAGCGTTTACTTGGGTAAAACAAAATAAAAATAATTCTAACTTTTTTACAGGTTTAGGATATTGGACACGAGCCAATCCTGAAATGGCATTACTTGCTACAAAAGGTAAACCTAAACGAATCAATAAAGATGTAAGTCAATTAGTGGTTTCTAAAAGACGTGAACATAGTAGAAAACCAGATGAGATGTATGAGCGTATAGAACGACTTTTAGAAGGCCCATATATAGAATTGTTTGCTCGTACTCAAAGACCTGGTTGGGATAGTTGGGGCAATCAAGTTGACAAATTTAAATAGATGTGATATAATACATTATGGATTACTTATACAAATACGCTAATAGTAACAAACTACCTATAATGAATCAAACGGTGTTTGAACATTATACAAATACCATAGGTAAAGAACAGTTTAGATTAGATTTAGCAGATTATATTGAAAAAGAACGACCAAAGTTTCCTTTAAAAGAAATTACATTAGATCAAGTAAGAAATTGTTTTTTTGATTTACAAAAACTTGATACAAGTAAATATTTAAAAGTTGATGTAGAAGTTATGGAAAAATATGACGACTACAAATACCCATACAAAGATTGCGGTCTAGGTGTAATAGACGCACCATCTACTTTTAATGATATATCAAATTACTTTCAACAAGTATTAAGATTAAACTGTTCAAGTTATAGTTTTAAAGCACCGATAGATGTTTGGGAAAATGGTAATGCAAAAGATATATGGCGTTGTTTAGGCCCAATATGGCGAGGTATCAACGATATGAAAAAAAAGATTGTTGATGATAAAGAAATATTATTAGGTGGTAAACTAGATGAAAAAAGTTATATGAGTGCATTTAGATTAGGCACTTATATTGCAACTCAATTTAAACCTAATGTTGCTAAATCAATTTATGATATGACCAATGCACGTAAAGTATTAGATACTTCTTGTGGTTGGGGTGATAGACTTGCAGGTTTTTATACAAGTAGTGCAAAAGAATATATTGGCTGTGATCCGAACCCAAATGTTTATGCAAACTATATGAAACAAGTTTATGAATATGAAACATTTTTAGGTAATAATAATGTACATATAAAAGAAGAAAGAGATCATTTTACCATTAACGCAAATAAAAAAGTAACCATATACAGATGTGGTGCTGAAGATTTGCCTTGGGATGAAATAAAAGATATTGATTGTGCATTTACAAGTCCACCTTATTTTTCTACTGAAGAATATAATAAAGGTGGTGAACACGAAGAAGATCAATCTTGGTTTAAATTTAATGAATATGAATCTTGGAGAGATAATTTCTTTTTACCTGTATCACAAAAAAGTTTTGAAAGTTTAAGTCCAACAGGACACTTATTTGTTAACATAATGGATCCAACAGTAAAAGGTAAACGTTATAAAAGTTGTGATGAACTTGTTGATAGTTTAAAAACTTATTATCAAGGACAAATTGGTATGAGAATAATGCAAAGACCAAAGTCAGATAAATTATTTGAAAGTGAAGAAGCGAAACAAGAATTTATGAATAGAATTTTTATTGAAAACATATGGTGTTTTGCTAAAAAAGTTTTACCACAAAGATTAGATTACTTTAGACACGCTAGACAAGCAACACTACCAATTTAAATAAATATTATGATGCCAATAACAGAACAATCATATAACGACTTAAAAGAATATTGGGACTTTCAACGCAAAATTGAATTTAATAAAGAAATGGTGCGTCATCAAATTGAAAGTATACCTGGTAGAATGTTTGATAGTGAAATGAATAAGTACACAGACGATCAAATTTTTGATTTAATGTGGTCAAGAATCGAACAAGATGATTTTGAAGAACCACCATCAAGTTGGGTTCCTAAAGATGACAGTTATAGATTATGGAATGAACCACCTCGTTACACACATAACGAATTACCTAAACCAAAAGGTCGTCCAGTGGTATTGAAGGCTAAAAAAAGTGCAGATAATAATTAAAAAACAAAGTAAAACTTTAGTACACAATTTTCCTAAATCAGAGCTTGACAATATACGAAAAATATGTTATGATTTAGGTATAAAGTATTACATAATAAACTATCAGGAGAGTAATGTATGAGTGATTTTTTGAAAGACATAATTAAAGAAACTGGCAACGAATATGCTGGTATCGTAAGTGAAGGACTAGAAACAGGTGATGTAGATAGTTTTATTGATACAGGTTCATATGCTTTAAACGCCTTATTATCAGGCACAATCTTTGGTGGTTTACCAAGTAATAAGATAACAGCAATTGCAGGCGAAGCTGCAACAGGTAAAACTTTCTTTGCGTTAGGTATCGTAAAACATTTTTTAGATAAAAACAAAGACGCAGGTGTGATTTACTTTGAATCAGAAAGTGCAATTACAAAAGATTTAGTTGAAAGTCGTGGCATAGATAGTAAAAGAATGGTTGTTGTACCAGTTGCAACCGTACAAGAATTTAGACATCAATCCATTAAAGTCGTTGACAAATATTTACAACAAGAAGAATCACAAAGAAAACCATTATTGTTTGTATTAGATAGTTTAGGAATGTTATCTACGACAAAAGAAATGGAAGATACTGCTGAAGGTAAAGAAACAAGAGATATGACAAGATCACAAATTGTCAAGGCTGCATTTAGAGTATTAACTTTAAAACTAGGTAAAGCAAAAATACCTATGATTATGACCAATCACACTTATGATGTTATTGGTTCAATGTTTCCACAAAAAGAAATGGGCGGTGGTTCTGGATTAAAGTACGCTGCTTCAAATATTGTTTACCTATCTAAACGAAAAGAAAAAGATGGTAAAGAAGTTATTGGAAATATTATACATTGTAAAAATTATAAATCAAGGCTTACAAGAGAAAACGCTATGATAGATGTTAAATTAACTTACGATAAAGGTTTAGATAAACATTATGGTCTACTTGATTTAGCAATTAAACATAATATATTTAAATCTGTATCTACAAGAATAGAGTTACCAGACGGATCTAAACAGTATGAAAAAACTATCAATTCTGAACCTGATAAATTCTTTACTAAAGATATTCTCAATCAAATTGACGAAGTTGCCAAAAAAGAATTCCTCTATGGACAAGAATAAGTACGTCTTTGTTCAAAGAGATATAGATGACTTCTCCTGTATTAAGTTGACAAGTGGAAAGTTTTCTGATATAATATACACTTATGGAAAAGTTAAGTTTGCCGATAAAGAAAATTCCGAAGGGCAGTTACCCTTACAATTTACTTATGATGTTCAAAAAAATCCCAACGATAAAGATACCGAAAGCGAAGAATTTAGAAACGTGATTGGTGATATACTAATAGAAGTAATGGAAGAACAAATAGAACAAGGCAGATTTAAAATAAATGAGTGATAGATTTGAATTAACGATATTAAGTAATCTAATTCATAACGAAGATTACACACGAAAAGTCCTACCTTTCTTAAAAGAAGATTATTTTAAGGCAAGAGAAGAAGTTATACTATTTAAAGTTATAGAAGACTTTGTGGTTAAGTATAATAATCTTCCTAGTAAAGAAGCCTTAAACATAGAACTATCAAACAGTAAAAGTATTACCGAAGACGAATTTAAAATTACAAAATCTTTATTAGATAATTTACATAAATCAGATGTAGAGTATCAATGGTTGTTAGATACAACAGAAAAGTTTTGTAAAGATCGTGCTGTACATAATGCTGTATTATCAGGTATTCAAATCCTAGATGGTAAAGATAAAAAACATACACCTGAAGCTATACCAAGTATATTATCTGAAGCACTTGCAGTTTGTTTTGATACCCATATCGGGCACGATTATTTAAATCAAACAGATGACCGATT